GGAGGACGAGGATGAAGAAGAGGAAGATGATGAAGAAGAGGACGAGGATGAAGAAGAAGACGAGGATGAAGAAGAGGAAGATGATGACGAAGAGGAAGAATATGAGGAAGATGATGAAGAAAACGGAAAGACTCTCAATATTTTACTTGATCTTGGTGGTGATTTTGAGCAACAAGATGATGAATATTTTGAAGATGATAATGAACAATGTGATAGTGAAGATGAGGAAACCTTCATGAAGGAAAAATATGAGAAGGTAGATGATAATGTTATTGAAAATAAAAAGAAATTGAAAAATAAAAAGCGTAAGGAAAAGCAGCGACTAAAAGAAAAGGAGGAAGAGGAAGACCGCTATAAAGTTGAACAAAAATACTTGGAGTTTGTAGAAACAAAAAAGCTTTTGTTAAAGCAAATTAAAACACAACCAAAAAGTAAGGTCTTGAAACGTGCTATTGAAGACTGTGACAAGTCAATTAAAAAGTTAATTAAGAAGTCACGTACCAAGAACGCTAAGCTTTATCATAAACTCATTACAAGTAGCAAAAAGCGAACAAATGAGGTCGATTACTTCAAGAAAAAGCTCTCTAACAAAGAACAACTGCAAATTATGAATGATTTGGAAAGTATTAACAAACATATTAACGTTGACAAGCCATATCGCCTTGCTTTATTAGATTCTGATATGCCTTCTAAGTTCAAGGCAATTGCTATGCAAAGACTTAACGTTCTTCGATCTATGGATCAAACCGACCCAGAATACTATAAGATCAAGAATTGGGTAGATACATTTATGAAAATTCCTTTCGGTATTTATAAGTCGCTATCTATTTCCATGAAAGACGGTATTGATGTAAGCCATGATTTTATTACCAACGCAAAGAAAACTCTTGACAATTGTGTTTATGGACTAGATGATGCTAAAATGCAAATCATGCAATTAGCTGGTCAGTGGATTACAAATCCTAGTGCTCTTGGTACAGCAATTGCGATCAAGGGTCCCATGGGTACTGGTAAGACAACACTTGTAAAGGAAGGTATTAGCAAGATTCTAGGAAGAGAATTTGCTTTTATTGCGCTCGGTGGTACTGGTGATTCAAGTTTCCTGGAAGGTCATTCATATACTTATGAAGGAAGTACATGGGGTAAAATCGTACAAATTTTGATTGACAGTAAGTGTATGAACCCTGTTATCTTCTTTGATGAGTTAGATAAATTGAGTGATACACCAAAGGGAGAAGAAATTAACGGCATCTTAACTCACTTAACAGACACTTCTCAAAATAGTCAATTTCACGATAAGTATTTCTCTGAAGTTGAATTTGATATTAGCAAGTGCTTATTCATTTTCAGTTATAATGATGAAAGCAAGGTCAATCCTATTTTGAGGGATAGAATGTACAGAATTCAAACTAAGGGTTATGATTCAAAAGAGAAGCTTATTATTGCTCGTAAGCATCTTCTTCCTAAGATTCGTGAGCAAGTCAATTTTAGTGAAGAAGATATCATTATTCCTGATGAAACTATCAAATATATTGCTTCAAGTCAAGAATTAACCAAGAATGAAAGTGGTGTTAGAAATCTAAAGCGATGCTTGGAAATTATTCACACCAAACTTAACTTGTTTAGACTTGTAAAGAAAGATGAAGATGAAATGTTTAAGAAGGAGTTAGATCTGAATGTTAGTTTCCCGTTTACTGTATCAATCGAAGTAGTCAATAAATTGATCAAGAAAGACTCTGAGGAAAATGTTTCACTTTCTATGTTGTATTTATAAATTTATTTAAAAACTTATTCCTTTAATTTGTAATGAATTTAACTAGCGATGATTTTGACCACCTACAACTTTTTTTATCATCAAAGTGGAAATTGTATCAGCCTACTTCAAATAACTTATATTATATTGATGTATTTGATGATGGTAATGAAAAATATAAAAATCTGACTAATCTTTGGTATAAAATCGGTCACTGGCAAGAAAAAATTTGCTTATTAAATAGAGATGAAAAAGTATTTATATATAGCATTTCATCTTGGAAAGTATTGTTACATGAACCGCAATATATGAATGATTGTATGATACGTATGAAAGACATAATGTCCTCTTTACCTGATGAATATAAAAATACAGAATCTCAGGAAATTGAAACACTTATTTATAATTATTTAAAAAAATATTGTGCACATGAAATAATAGACGACTATATAGATACTGATGTAGAAAAAGGACAAACTATTAAATACTGCAGTAAATGTTATATTGAGTTTTAATTATTTCATCGTTCGACCTATTTTTCCGTCAATAGTATAATGTCTTCCGAATTTCATCCACAATAAGATACTAGCAGTAAATCCTAATAAAAATCCAGCTACACATTGATCAGGATGATCTCCCATAAAGGGTCTTGTTAAAAAAGGGCCTACAAAAAATGTAAGAATAGAATAAAATACCATAATGGCAACAGAAACGGGAGTACTCAAATGAGACATATATAAATTAACCTAGAAAATAAAATTTAAAATACCCGTGATTCATTAAATTTATAGTATTCTTACGAGCATCTTCTTCTGAAAAATCTCTGGCAATATGTGCATTATATATTGATTTTGATCTTGCAAGTCTACCAAAATATCCTAAAACCATTACTATAAGCAAAGCAATGGAAATCTTTGTGTAAACTTTACTAGATAATTTTATATCAAAAATGAGTGTAAATGCATAAATAACAGCTAAGTAAATTATAGTATGTAATACTACGCTAATCAATACATCCTTTGAGACTAAACGTTTAAAATTTGTTTTAGGGTCAACCGTGTCTAAATATAATCCGCACAAAAGCATTATATATTTACATCGTATTTTAATTCATTAATAAATAATATCGAAAATTATATTAATCTTTAGTTAACAGAATTAATATAATTATAAATTACTTTTTTTATCTTTGTTAACAATACTATAAACATACATAATGAGTAAACCAATAGGAACTACTAATGGTTCATAATAATTTAAATATAACCAAAAACAAACAATAAATATAGCAATAATTGATTTTCTTGGTAAAAGCTTGTAGTTAGATATATCTCTAAAATATATCCAAATAGAAGCGGAAACCAAAGCTATAATAACTTTTTGCGAAAAAGTTAAATAATTATCTAAGATCATATATTAAATAAATATATAATAATTTATACTATATAAATAATAATATAGTTATTTAATAACCATGAACCTATTATACTTATTCGTATTTTTAATATTACACACTACATATGTTTATTCATCACAAATGTTATATGAACAAACAAATGACTATCAAGATGTTTTTTACGTTGAAAATAAAAATATAACATTTAATCATAACTTTTGTGAATCAAAACTACAAAATTATCAAGGCCCTGAAATATGGAATGCATACACATCATTAATCATATCTATTGTACCCTTCATATATGGTTTTCCGAAATACCCACTATTATATAACGTAGCATGTATGTTATCTGCAAATGGATTTGCTAGCTTTCATTATCATTATTATTTAAATTGGTTTGGTAAACAAGGTGATGAAATTTCTATGATATTAGCTAATTATTTTGGCTTATGGGGATTAATTAATATGTATTATAAAAAGTCTGTAAAACGAAATAATTTAAATCGATTTAACACAGCTTTTATGTATATCTTTTTGGTTTCTAATACATTAATTAATAATGATTATTTATTTCCTTCTATTTTTGGAATATATGTTGGAGGTTCTCTAATCATGATTTATCGTGTAGGAAAAATGCATAATATTAAAATTGTTAAAAATTTATGTATTTCCTTTATTGGTGCATCAAGTTGGATCATTTCTGAACATTTTTGTAATCACTATACTAAATATGGTCACCCGTTATGGCATTTATTATTTCCACTAGGATTTTATAAACTAATACTCGACTTTGATAAAAGTAAAGAATTATATCAAACACGTAAAATTACTAACCCAAGTGAAAATATTTAATTTATATATTTTATTGATATGAATTCAATAAAATATTTATGCTGTTTGGTTACCACCACGAGTTGACAACAATTGCTTGTGATCAGCATCCAAGCAAAGTCCACCCATAGAATTTGTTAAACCAGAATTTTCACCCAAGCAACTTAAATCGCCTTTTACGTTACCAAACGCATCAAGTTTCTTGGGTTCTCCTGCAGGATTACAGTATACTCCTCCGAATCCGTATACCTTTTTGCAGTCTTTATCTGTATCATTAATTAAATAAGCAGAATAAGACGAATCAATATTCTTTTCATCTTTTGTAGTATAACCTACATCAGGCTTAGTTGCGGTAAACCCTTCAAATTTGTATTCTTTTGAATACACAGTATCCGCACGGTGAGGAACAAATGCCATGCAAGAAGAACACATACTTGTAAGTATTAATACAACTAACACAACAATTAAAGTAATAGATAAAGGAGATAACATTCTATACATAAAATATAGATAATAATTGATCAAATATTTTACTAAATATATTTTGCTTGAAAATACACATAAAGTATAAATAATATTAAATAAATAATGGCGTCTTTAAATTCAAAAGATAAATTGAACTTGCGTAATGTTGTTTCACAAATGGGAGCAGAGGACCATACTGAACATATCCGTAGTCTCAGACATAGTACAAAAATTAGAGATGATGTTAGAAAATTAGATAATCTTAGTCGTAGTCACGCTACTTTAAAAGATAACAACTTTAATGAATATTTGGATTTATGTGCAAAGGAAGCATCTTTCTTATTTGAAAACTATGAAGATTTGTTTAAAAGAATGACTAAAGGAGAACTTGATCTAACTATTATGACAAAAATGTTAGTTATTCTTAAACTTATTGAAGATGGTAAAGTTGATCAACACGAAGGTTCTGCTATGTTTGGCAAAGTATTAAAAGAATTGTATATTGATAGTGCAATAAAACACGGAGATAATCTAGACAAAGAGCGTGGAGAAGTTGTAGAAGAAAAGAAAATTGGTAAGAATATATCTTATATGGAATACAAAAAACTTCAAAACAAATCTTGAAACAATATAAATATAGTTTTTTAAATATATTATGAACTTCGCTCCACAAGAAATAGTTCGAAAAATGTTGAGAAAAGAAAGTGTATTTAATCATTTAGTAACGACGTATGAAATTGATGCAAATCTAAAGTATTCTTTTGCTGTTTTAAAAATTTATACAGAAAATGAAGAATTAAAAAATATGTATCAAGATGTTATTACTAGTCATAATAAAAAAATAGCAACTAGTAAATATCCTGATTCAGGATTTGATTTGTATGCACCAGCTGATTTGTTTATTGATAAAGTGAACGAACCTGTATTTTTAGATTTTCAGATAAAAACTGAAATGATATATTATAACGATTGTCATTCTGAACCACAAACTACTGGATATTACATGTACCCACGTTCTAGCTTTTCAAAGACTCCTCTAGTTCTTGGAAATCATGTTGGAATTATTGATTCAGGATATCGTGGTAATCTGATGGGTGCTTTTAAATTTTTTCCGAATACAAATAATGCTCATAATTATACTATTAAAAAGGATCAACGTCTTTTACAAGTATGTCATCCTAGTTTATGTCCTATATTTGTTATGTTAGTTGATAACGATAGTTTTGAAGTTACTGAACGCGAGGCTGGTGGTTTCGGTTCTACTGGAGTATAAATTAAGCATAATATATTATAAATGGTTATTATATATTATGGATAATTATAATGAAGAATATGTATTAATATATAAGTCACCTTATTATCTAAAAAAACGAAAGCAAAAATCTAAAAAAGTTGTTGTATTTGACCTCGATGAAACATTAGGAGATTTTACTGATTTAGAATTATTATGGAGTGGAGTACAATTATATAATTATCAAAAAAATGAATATGAACTATTTAAAAAACTTTTAAATTTATATCCAGAATTTTTACGTTATGGTATCAATTCAATATTAGAATATTTATATCTTAAAAAAAGAGAAGGCATATGTAAAAGTTTATTTATTTATACAAACAACCAGTCTCCACCCAAATGGATAAAAATGATTCTACAATACTTTCAAGATAACTTAAATATTAAAAAAAATGAAAAGCTTTTTGATAAAACAATTTATGCTTTTAAAATAAATAATAAACAAATAGAACCTAAACGAACTACTCATAAAAAGACTTTCTCTGATTTAATTAACTGTACATTAATACCAAAAAATACAGAAATATGTTTTGTAGACAATTCTAATTTCGAATGTATGAAAGAAGAAAAGGTATATTATATTCAACCGATGTCTTACTTTCATCATTTATCAACTGCAGAAATAGTTAACCGTTTTATTTATTCAGATTTAGCAAAAGAAATATTAAAAACACCTAGTGGGCTAAATAGTTTTGGTAAATATATTTATAGCAAAAGAGAAAAGAGTTACGGTTTAAATGATGTAGAAAATAATCATTTATTAAAAACAAATATTATAGTTTCACAAAAAATAATGTATCATTTAAAAGAATTTTTCTATTTTTCAGAAAAAAAAGAGAAAACAAAAAAAAATAAAAAATTAATGAATCGATTGTCAAGACGTAATAAAATATCTAATTAAATATTATAATGGATCTATTGAAAAATCCCAGTAGTTTTGATGTGCGCTTTGCTATAAGTGCATTATATTTATGGCTTTTATTTGGTTATCTAAGTAGTATGGTATCATGTGATATGCAGCGTTTAATGGTTAACAATACAATATTTCGTCACTTTGTAGGCATTATTTCTTTTATATTGTTATTTACAACATTAGATACTGAAAATAATGATGATGTATTTACAACAATCAAAAAAACGCTCATGGTCTATGCTGTATTTTTATTACTAACTAAGGCAAAATGGTATTTCTCCATTCCCACATTAGTTCTAATTACAATTGATCAAGGTATGTCAGCACAGATTAAATATCTTGAAAAGAATAAAAAAGATGCTGAACTTATTAAGAATATTCGAGAAAAGTTATTATATGTAATAGCTGCAGTAGTTGTTACTGGATTTGCTCACTATGGAGTACGCCAATATAATGAATTTGGAAAAGATTTTTCTTTTGTTAAGTTCTTATTTACAACAGGTTGCAAAAAGTAATTAGTTTTCTTCTAAGTGTTCATAAGCCATTAATACAATTTGTTCCTCAGGTAATAGTTTTTGAAAAATATCACAACTATCTATTTTAATTTGTGAAAAACGTCTATTCATATTCATGATTGTTAAATGCGTACCATTATCCAAAAATTTAAAATTTACTAAAATACCACCATTTGTTAGTTTATTATTTCCGTGTTTAATCCAGCGCACATGTCGTCCTACATTTAATTCATTCAAATCATTAATATATTTATAACCAATCAATTTATTACAAACCTCTTCTTTATTTACAATATTCATATTATTTACTACGTTAAATATTTCTTGGTTGATTTTTCCCATAGTGTAATCCTCTAAATTTTCATATTTATCCTCATCTATGCCTTCTAATAATTCATCTATGTCAATCGTAGAAAATAATGAAGAATCATTTAATACTGACTCATAGATTTCCTGAACTTCTTTTTCATCTAGTTTTGCCATATTATAATTTTATAAAAAGTATTATAAAATTATTACTATATAACTTTAATAGAAATGAACGGTAAAATAATTGCTAATAAATATGTACTGATTGAAGAATTAAATAGGGGGTCTTTTAGTTCAATTTTTTACGGTGTAAATAAAATAAATAATAAAGAAGTTGCTATTAAATTTGAATTTAATCCAACATTTTCAACAATAAAACATGAAGTATCAATATTAAAATATTTAATAAATAATAAAATTAAAAATATTCCTCATGTATATTGGTTTGGTCCTTTTGATGAAAAATTATGTTTGATTATGACAAAATATGATTGTAGTTTATCTGAATATATAAATAATAAAAATATAAGCTTATCAAAAATTAAATCAATTATTATTCAATTAACACAATTAATAAAAAATATTCATGATGCTTTTTTAGTTCATCGAGATATTAAACCTCAAAATATAATGATTCACAAAGGAGAATTATGTTTAATCGATTTTGCTTTTTCTGTATTTTATATTGATGAAAATAAAAAACATATTATAGACAATAAAG